GTAACAGAGTTATTTATGTCCGCCAGTATACTGGGATTGTAGAATTTCAGCTAATTGATCTTCATTGATCAAATCTGCTATTTCTAATGCTTTCTTTTCCGATATATGATAGGCTTGTTTCAATAACTCAATCTTAGAATCCTCTACCTTTTTGGTCCAAGGAGCAAACCGCTTCTTTGCTCTTATAGAATGCAGTAGATAATCATACTGCATTTTTTTGTCAATATGTGGTACCTGATTGATCTGATTTACAGTAAACAATGTATCAGGAAAATATGATAAGCATTTATTTACAATAAATGGAAGATATAGTTTTTCTGACTTAACGTCTGCATCTAATAGGTTTTCTTTAGATGAATTGATACTATTCAGAAAGTCTTTTAATTGCATTATTCAAACTCACATTCCATCATTAACTGACAAATCATTGCCATGTTATTGATTTCCTGGTCAGCCACAAATGCAGATTTGTATTGATAATCTGAGATAATCAGAATCATTGATGGAATAGAAGGCTTTTTGAGACAGGTATAGAGGATATCATATATCTTTCTATAAAAATCTGGAGAGCCTGTTTCTGAACTTGTTGCAACCCACTTACGGCAAGAGCCAAAATCTTTCTTTTTCATGAAAGAAATCAATTCTTTGATATTACTGTCTTCTGCATCAGTAAGAATACCGATGTCAATCTCACCATGTGCCGAATATCTTTGCATCTCATTGATAACCCGTCTAAAATCGGGAAAATGTTTGACAATGAGACTAGCCAAAACTTCCGGCTCACCTTTGATCTTTTCAGACTTTAGGATCTGCTGGCATCTACCAAGCATCTTTAACGCAATAACAGATCGATCATTTGGTGGGAATACAAAATCAATAACAGTACACCGACTATGAATTGGATCAATAATTCGACTTTTGTAATTGCAGGTCAGAATGAAATTACAATTTACTGCGAACTCTTCCATTGCACCACGTAATGCTGGCTGCATGGATTGTGGGTTGGCATAATCGAACTCGTCAAGAATAATAACCTTTTTGTTACCATTCAATGCTTTGGTTGATGCATAAGAACGAATTGTGGTTCGTAATGTATCAATACCATTCTGCTCAGAGCAGTTGATGATAATATAATCAATATCCAATTCATTGCATAGAGCCCGTGCTACTGTGGTTTTCCCTGTGCCGGGTTTACCACATAGCATCAAATTGGGCATCTTTTTGTTTTTTACAATTCCTTCAAAAGTGCTTTTTAGGCTATGAGGAAGAATACAATCACTTACTGATTTTGGGCGATACTTTTCGACCCAAATCAAATCCGAAATATCGGAAACATTAGTCACAGTTACCTCAGTTCTTTTCGACGGCGATGTAATAATTCAGACTCATAGTATCATGTGCAAATCGACTTACAACAGTATCAGTGAGAGATACTGTGTAGTCACCCTGAAGCAACTTCAGATTTGACATGTCAAGAGTATAAGCAAAATCACCATCAGTCTTACCAACATTAACTGTATATGAGTTGGAACTCGGGTCATTCTTCTTGGAGACAGTGAGAGAGACAATACCGTCTTCTCCACGCATCTCAAGATCACTAACCTGTAGCACTGCGGATGCCTTGCTAAGTTCACCAAAGGTAGCCTGTGTCAGTGGGAACTCATACAATACTGCAGGCATAGTCAAGTTCTTTGTGGGTACAGTCAACAGGGCAGGAGCAGAATAGAAATATTTTACTGCAGAGTTGTTTGACTGAACTGTCACACAGTTATCATCAAATTCAAACTCTGGATCTTGAAACAAACTAACAACTCCAAGGAATTGACCGAGATCCCAGATAGCAACCTCAACTGGAAAGTCTTCTTCCACTTGGGCTTCAACAAACAAAGTCTTACTTGGTGAAACAGTCTTGATTACGTTACCCGGCTTAATCAATAAGTTGGAATTGATTCCGGCAAGATTTTTTAGAATACTGAGTGTGGTACGCGAGAGTTTTAATTTAGTTTTCGTCATTATGGTTAGGCTTATTATACACTGGATCAACACCAACAATCAAGTCATTTATTATATTTTTTACTTGATACCGATTATTACGGCGTTCACGCTGATTGCGCTTCTTTCCGTTTTGTGACTTAAACATCTTCTGATTCGGACGGTTATTAAATTTTTCAAAATTTTCTGGGTTCATGACTGTTACGTTGTTTTTATTCTAGAGAAATTATTTTTCTTCTCTATCTGTATTCCTTGATCAAATTTGTCAATGAGTTGATCGCTCTTATGAGAGATGATAAAAACTGAACATTTGTTTTTCATTTTAGTCAGTATTTTTAAGAAGTTTTCGGTTCCTGTTGCATCTAGTGATGAATCAAGTATTTCATCAAATATCAATAGGTTGCAGTTTAAACTATTTTTCATCTTTGCTATCTCTCGCCATGTCATTAAAATCGCTAAATCAATTCTTTGCTTCTCTCCTTCTGAGAAGGACAGATAGGAAAACTCATCTCTATATCTTGATTTAATTGTTTCTTTGAATTCTTGGTTCAAATTAAAATCAACATATAGATTCAGTTTCTCTAGATATTTATTAACAAAATTATTGATGACCGGAACATAGTGTCTAATGATCTTACTTTTTAAGCCGCCATCACGCAGAAGATCATACACAACATCATAATGAATCTGCTCTTTGATTGCCGTTTGGTAAATTTTCGTTTGACTCTTAATCTCTTGCTCGGTAGTTTTGATTGTATCATAAATTTCGTTGTTGTCCAGATGCTTCGTTTCGAGATCAGCATTTTCTTCTGTCAATTCTTCAATACGATTCTGAAGAATTTGCTTTTCCCTAGTAGCCATGGTCTGGTCCAATACCGCCTTCTTCAACACTGTCTGTAATTCCTCTTTTGTTTCCTCCAATTCGGTAAGTTCTTTGAGTTTTACAGAAACCTCTTCCAGTGCCGTTTTATACTCGTCTCGTCTACTATACTTAGACCTCAAAATTTCACATTTAACTGCTTCAGTCAAATCTTGACCACAGCAACTACATGACTGTTGTGATTCAGTTGTTAATATTTCTGCACATAACGTATCATATTGTACAGATAATTTACTTTCTACAGAAACAAAATTCTTAAATTTAAAGATCTTTTTGTCTAATTCAGTACTTTTAGTCTTTAATTCGGTTAAAGTACTGGTTACTGTATTATAGGCTGCTACTAGAACAATATCCTTTGCTCGTAGTTCTACAATTTTATTATTATTACGATCTATCAAATCATCGTAATTTTGTTTAACCTGCTTTTGTATCTCTTTTTGGGATTTTAATTTTTCATTCGTAATGGTCATCAAACTTTGAGTAGTTTGAATGTGTCCTTTAAGATCTGAGAGTTTGCCCTTCACCACCGTTGCCATTTCAGCAAGGATATCGAGGTCCAGGAGCCCTTCTATGATCTTTCTGCGCTCTGCGGGGGTTAATTGCATGAAGGGCGTAAAAGAGCTTTTCCCCAGAATAACTACCTGCTTAAAAGCAGCATAACCAAAGCTTAAAATATTTTGCTCTAACATCTCCTGATAATCTTTAGATTTGGCATTTTGATCTAATAAAATGTCATCCTTATAGATTTCAAAAATTTTAGGGGCTAATCCTCGTCTGACCATATATTTGGTCTTACCCTTACAAAATTCAATCTCAACAACACAATTTTTATTATTGATACTATTGATGAGTTGAGGAATATTTACAGGACGAAACGGCTTACCAAATAATGCAAAGGTTATTGAATCTAAAAACGCAAATGACTTACCGTGTCCATTAGTACCTGTTACAAGAGTTAACTTGTAGTTATCCAACTCAATCTCAGAAAATGAGTTACCAAATGACCCAAAGTTTTTAATACGTATTTTTTTGAATTCAATCATCTATGTCACCTACGAGTGCAGTTTGATATGTTGTAGTGATAATATCGTGTAAGAAGTTTTTGTCAAGTTTCTCTTCTATATTGTTGATCTCTTCATACAAC